GTATGCGCGCGCTCTAAGAAAACGCTTAAATCGGACGAGGACTTGCGTAGGTTACACGCGCGGCAACAGCACAGTAGGTTATCTAAGTTGTCATCACCACCACGCTTACGGCTAACTACATGATCCACTTGGTCACCTTCCTCACCACAGTATTGACAGATGCCATTATCCCGGGCAATTACCTTAGCCCTGACCTTGCGCCATAAGCTGTAGTTCTTAGCACTGAGTTTGTTACCTAATGCCATCCGTATACCTTCCAATGATAAAGCGCATCAACCATTGATCCATAACGCTTAATAGCATAACGATAGCACCAGTCAATCTGTTGCATATAGTTAGCAGTCTTTAAGTATTTAGACTTGCCCTGACATATCCCAAAGTGAGTGCCATTCACTGCTTTTACACGCCAATTACTCTCAGCTGTAAATAGCACATCCATTGCATAAAGTTCAATGATTGAGTCAGTCTTTGTAGCTGCATATTCTTTGTATTTGTTTGCATTTTCTGCAAAGGCGTGAGCCCTAACAGGGTATAAACATAGAACCGCCCAAACCATTACTGCTGCCGCTTGAGCTATCACCCTACGGGGCTCCGCGTTGCGAGTAAAGGTTATCAACCTTGTCAAGTGTGGATAACTTTGAGCGTGGAAAGTCGCTCAAATCGATTTAATCGGACATGGTGGACACGCAGCCCCATTATGTCTAAGCCTCTGTTAAGGGCTTCATCATAATTCCCAACACCCCGCATGATGTACATTCCACGCACACCAAATTTGGCGGCATGTTATTGGCAACAATCCGTTCAAGATGTGGGCATATAGCTTTACACACCCTGCAAGTGTATTTGTAATAAGTCGCATCAATCATTTGATGTATGCCTGCAATCTGCATTGAAAGCAGAACCACATAATGACTTGCCCTGAGTGGTCTTTGATGTCTTGCCCATTCTTGCTTGGCGCGTATTGATTGCATCTATCGCACATTGTTGTAACCCCTGCCGATATTGTGCCATCGCGTTCAAATGTAATCTCATTGCCTTTGTTATCACTCATTGACATCTCAGCCATGTTTTGCCACCTTCTTACGCCATTGGCCATTTGGCCCCAACTCCCACCAATCAGCAGGGCATTGCTCAGCTTTGTCAGGGCTAATGCAAACGAACCCATAATAATCTTTACCTGTTTTCTCTGATGTGCCTTTGCGCAGCTGCATCGCACCATGCTTGCAGTTTGGCTCAGGATCAACAGCATTAACTTCTCGGTTAGCAGCCATGCGGCCTATCTGATAAGGCGAATAACCCTCATCAGTTAAAGTTTCGCGGTTTTGTACGCGCTCCACCTTTTGCATTTCCTCACGCGATGGGCCATGTTTATCTGTGCCAATTCCGGCGTTCTTGCAAGCAATTCCAATGCTAGATGTTTCGCAGTTTTCTAGTGGAAAGTCGCGGTTCACACCTTTATCAGCTGCAACCTCTCGAGCATGTCCAATGCTAAATGGCACTGCATCGGTAACATTTCGATATAATTCGCAACGCATAACAAATACATTTGCATCACTAGGCAAGGCCATCGTGCGTACTGCACCCTCGGGGTACTTCTCCCAGAATAGTTTTATGCGCTCTGCAACGGTGGTGTAATCGGCTAAATTAAAACTCATAGCAGCACCATGTTTCGAGTCCAGACAATTGACCTATTGCCAGCCCTTGTTTTGCGTGTTTCATTAGTTGGGAGCAATTGCCCCATGCCTACTAGCTCGCTGCGGCGGCTGCGAATTGATGAATCTGTTGCAGGCCAAGTGATGCCCCAAGTGCGCGCGTACACCTTGACTAGCTCTTCATCGGTCATTGCCATCTCCACATCGAAACATTGCAATAAACGGTACTGCAATGGAGTGACATCGGCAATGGAATCGGCTGCACTGTGTGAAGTCCATGGATCAGTTGCCCGGGCGTGGGCTCTACTTGTCATGCTTGACCTCGATGTTGCGCTTGCCTAAATCATGGCCAGCCCTAAAACCGTTATCTAATCCGCGTTCATTGCCTACGGTGTATGCCACATAAACTGGCAAGGTTATTAGAGCAAACAGGATAATAACCCAAATTGGTTGAGGTATTTGTGCGAGTATTTGATACATTATTTTGCCTCGCGTTCTGCGGCAAATGCTTCAACCTCTGCCAAATCAAAACGGTAATGCCCACCAAATGTGGTTTTGTGTGGCAGTTTGCCCTCGCGCACTAGCTTGCGAACCGTTGAACCTGCAACCCCTAATACCCAAGCTGCATCCTCGGTAGTCAATAAACCTTTAAAACTTCTCATACAGGCCCCTACTCGTTTAATACGCCTTTTGACGCATTACGCGATAATAACGCAATATCCTTTTTGCCTGTCAATCCCTTTGCGGTGTGTCGCGAGTCAATAATAATTGATAAATTGAGTCCACTCTGGCTTCTACCCTGACCAGCCTGCCCTCAAGGTTGTGACCGCCGTTGCTATCAGGTTTTAACTCGCTTAGGTAGTGCTTGACCAACCAACCCACACACCCCACGAACGAGCCCACAATGGCTGTTATAGCCACGATTAAGCCCGCCCATGAGGTTATGGTCATTTTACTTTTTTGCCTTTCCAGCAACGGTTGGTACATGCAAGGCCTTTAACACTGGCCCGATAAATCCGGCAAGTGCGGCATTGGCCAAAATCTTTGGGTCTGTAATTCCCGACATGTAAATAGCCGCGACAGCAGAAAGCGAAGCCCGCAGCCAAGACATCGCAGGCTTTTTTAATGCCTCAAGTGACTTTTTCATTGGTTTTCTCCTTGTTAGTTGATAGGCCCAATTTTTCAATCAATGCAGCTGTCTTAGCTTCATCGAGTGAAATCTCGAAATGCATCGGATCTTTTCTGCCTTTGTAATCTAGGCCAGCCCGCAGCCCATACTTTTTGCATAACGCTTGGATTAATGAAACCTGCAATGGTGTAAAAGTACCAGTTGCACCTAATGGATGTTTTGTTGCATTAAGGTCAATTGCAGTACCGCTCGAATGATTGCTAAGCACTGTTTGGCTGCCCCGAATCTCCCGGTAACAGTAACCCCAATCATCATTGCCATCATCTATTGGTTCAATGTGTTCATGGAATTGCGATGCAAAAGCAACCAGTAATGGCGCAACCTTTTCCGCGCATCTAAGGCGCACACCTGAATCTGCAATGGCGTATGACTTCACGCCAATCTCATGTGGGTCTTTAGATGCTAGCCACCCGTTTTGGCTAGTTACCAAGGGCCGCTATTTCGTCAGCGGTTAATCCAAGAGCGGCTAGCTTTGCCTGCGCACTAGCCTTCGCATCGGCTTTAGCCTTCGCATCTGCATCGCGCTCGGCTTGCTCAATAGCATACGCCTTAGCATCTACTTCTTGCTGTGCTACTTCCTCGGCTGTTAATTCTACCTCGGTAGTAATACCAGTAGAACAGTCCACGATTATTTTAGTTGCCATTTTATCTCCTTAGTATTTTAGTATGCCGTAAAGGTATGCGGTTGAATTGTTTGCAAAAGTGTAACCACCGCTAGAGCCATTAATTGTAAATGATGTAATCGGGCTAGAAGTGTTTGCTATTTCTGCTTCCAATAATAAAAAAGTTGAACTTGAATTATCCTCGACGGCGTTATCAACTGAAACACATTTATAATTTGAAGAAGTGTAGTTTGGAAAATACATTTCAAGACTGCTAAAGGTGCTTGCCGTAGCGTTAGCACCATCAACATATTGCCCAAGTTCGGTATCTCCTGTGTAGCCATTATTAGTTACTGTTCCCGAAGAAGAATAAAGCCATTTGTAATCATAAATTGCGCTTGAACTGCCATTGACTAGGACGCTGATATTTGAATAAAAGGCAGCGCGAGAACCACGCAAGGACATTACCAGTTTAAGGTCTGTGTAAGTCTGTGGTATTGAAGTAAAAGAAAATGAGGTTGGACTGGTGCTTGCGGTATAACTGGAAATTAGTACATATGTATTTGCTGTTGCCATAGTTACGCCGCCGCAATTCCGTAGAGTGAAAACATCGAGCCTGTATCATAAGTGCCTGACGCTGGAAAAATATAAAGCGAAGTGATAGCACCAGTGCTTCGCCACATTCCGACGGCTGCGATTACTTGGTCGGATGCACCATTATCGCGAGTAAGTGCAGTTTTGTTTGTTGTAGTATTAGAATAATTCATAATCTGCATTATTGATACGCACCAAGTTGTGCCGATGTAACCAAGAAAATTCATTGAGGTTTCATTACTGCCTCTGTTAGAACCAGCAGTTGAACCAGTACCATAAAGTTGAGTACGCGAATATGAACTTGTTGAATCACTGTTAAAACGAACCCCATTGTCGGTTTGTCCAGCGGTGTTTTTGAAACTACACACCAAAACCAAATCCGTATAAGCCCCGCTAATGCTAGAAAATGTCACAGACGATGCAGCACTTGAAAGTGTTTGTGATGCTATTGAAGTGTAAGTTGCGCCAGCAGCCATTATTTTACTCCGTAAAGTGCGAAGGTTGAGTATTGGGTAAAGCCGCTACCGTTTTGAGTTAAACGAATTGTGCTTATTGCGCTAGTACTTCGCCAGTTGCCCGACTCAAAATTTATTTTGCCGCTTCCGTTTAAATCCTGACCGTCCAACGCCCGTGTTGTTTTGTATTTGTTTGTATTGGCATAATCTAAAATGTCTATTACAAACGCGCTAAATATGTTTGCGGTGGTAGAAATTCCACCGTTGCGGCAGATATTTATATTGCTAGTTGAACTTCCCGCTTGCGCTCCCGCGCTTGCGCCATCTCCATATAAACTGTGATTAGAATAATTTGCACCTGTGTCAGAATTAAAAGTCGCTAATACGGAACCACCACTCGCACCTTGCGCGATGGCTCTAATTTGTAAATGCTGAAAGGTTGCTGGGATTGAAGTGAACTCAATATAAGCAACCGTTGAGGTGACTGGCACAGTCGAAATAGATTCGTAGTTATTGGGCGTGGCTAGATGCCCCGAAATCTGACTTGCCATAATTCCAATTTTCATTAGGCAAGGTCACCAAATACTATCCAAGAGTTTGCAGCTAATTTTTTACAGGTTGCACCACTGTTGGCCACTCTCAATTTTGGTGTCGCACTGGTGGCTCCCGTTGAAATGACCGTCGTGGTGCCCGGTGTAACTGCTCCGATAGTTGGCTGACCAACACCAGTTATCCAGAACACATTAAACTCTGTGCCGACTGCAAAATTGTATGTGGCATCTGTTGGAATGTTAAATTGTTGAGTTGCGGCGTTATTCATTGAAAATAGGTTGTATTCATCGCCTGAAACGAATGTGTATGCCGCAGTCTTGGCGGTGTAACTTGATGAAAGTGAAAGAGTGACTGCTCCACTAGCTGCGCCGCCCGATAATCCTGATCCCGCATTGGTATTGACTGCGGTTATATCGCCGACTGGTGCGCCAACCCATGCACTGCCTGAGTAATACTCAAGCGCATCGGTGTCTTTGAGATATGAGTATTGCCCCTCTTGCGGTGAGGTAATGGCAGATGCTCGCGCCGCTGATGATGCAAACACCAGTACGCCCTGCATTAGGTAACCGTTTGTGTCCGCACTGGTCAATACTTCGCCTGTGGTAAAGGTCTTAAATCCTAAACCTGCTGCCATTTTCTACTCCTTAATAACTGAGTACGGATGTATCAAGTATCCCGTACAGGGTTGAGTTTAGTATAAATGAGTCAATTATTGGCTCAAGTGTGGTAAAAGTCTGCCGCCAAGAATTTGGGCTAATCTGGTAATTAACGCCAAAGACTTGCAGGGTCTTGGTAAGGATTGACCCGCCCGGTTGCGTGGTGTTTACAGTTACAGGATCAAAGAAATCTAACTCAAGGGCTGCCAGCACCATTGCAGCATCTGGGTAGTACAGGTCAAGAATTAGCGCATCGCATCTAATTGAGGTTTCTGCCCTACTTGCAATATAGGCCTGCGCATACTGCAAAGCATCTGCATCACTATTAAACATGGTTGCGGTCTGATTGTAGGAGTGCGCAAAATACTTGGTGACACTAGCTGCATTGACTACTACCTGCGCAGTGCCACCTGTCGGGGTCACACTTGCTTGGTTGTACACCAGTACATCATTGAGCACCCAATCGGCATTGAAGTAGTGCAGGTTTGAGCCATTGTCATTAAATACTCGGGGCGTACCTGATACGGATGTGGATGTTGTGGTGCGGTTTTTAAATACAAATGAACCGCTGGCATCTACATAAAACGCGCCAAATTCTACTAGCTCGCACTTTTGCGCAGCTGATAGCGCGGTGGTTGCGGTGTTGGGATTTGCCTGCACTGTGGTCAATCCTGTTTCAATTGAGCGCATACTTGCAGGCCATGAGATTTGGTCAAGGATTTGGCTGACTCTGGTGCTAGTCAAATCGCCCGCGCTACTGCCCGCAACGGTTGTTATCTGTGCCATCTGCACTAGACGCATTGCGTCAACGGCTTGGATGGTTGTGTAATTTAAAGTGTCAGTTGAATTGTTTGGCTGTGTGGTCAGGTAGTTTGTAATAAAGCCTGAAAATAGCGGGTAAGTAACGCCAAGGCTTGTGGCAGTAATTGACACCTTAACCATTGGATTAAGCAGATTGTAATAAGGCCCGCTGACATTTTGCGGGTTGAAATCCCCATTCTGGTCAATGATGCGAAGCGATAGCGTACCTGCTTGGAATTGATCAGCTTGCGCATTGCGCCCGCGTTGTATTGATATGGCATTGATTTGGTCTGATACATCCACAATGACGGCAGCTGCATCGGCAAGGACATTTGTGCCAAGTATGCCTGAATCTAAAATCATTGCTTGCGCAAATGATGGGCCTGTTGAGAAGTTAATAAAGGCTTGAACGGTTGGGGCGGTCATACGGCTATCTGCCCTGCATAACCAATCAAACCGCCGCTGCGAGATAAGAATGAAATGGCGTTTTGTACCTCTTGCGCAATCACTTGCTCGCTGCCTACAACGCCTGCATTGACAGTTACATTCACCACTGGTGGGTCTGGCACATAACCAGCCCTGCGCGCTGCGCCTGCAAAACCTGCATCGCCGCCTGCTGCTATTGCATCCAAGGCTGCGCTCCAAACTGCAACGGCTGCCTCTACCACTTCAGGAGTATTAACGGCGGCGGTGGTAGTTTTAGTTGTGCCATTTGTTGATGTACTTACAGGCACAACGATTGGTTTAGATACAGTTGGGGTGTCAGTCACTTTGCCAGTATCTGCATTGTAGGTTAATCCTTGCGCAGCTAGTAACGCGGTAGCAGTGCCGGGAATGTTTAAGTCTTTAAGCAAGCCATTTATCTTGGCAATGATGGCTGGCCAATCGGCGAACGGATCATCAGCCTTTGGCAAGTGGGCTAATAGGTCTGCTAACTCTTTGGTCTTGGCTTCATTGGCTAACAATGCCGCTTGCAGTTTTGCAGCTGCGGCAACATCCTCATCTAGCAGTGCCTTTTGCAGTAGTAAACGCAAGCGGGTTTCATTATCAATGCCATACTTTAACGCGGCTTGGATTTGTATTTGTGCAAGATCAAATGTACTGCCTGCTTTCTTTAATGCCAGTTTATCCATTTCGGCTTTTTTGGTTAGCGCGGCAAGTTTTGCAGCTGCGGCTAAGGCTTTTTTATCCGAAACCGCTTTAGCCTTTGCAGCTTTGTCCTGAGCGATTAGTTGTTTTGGGTCTACTACAGGCGCACCCGCGGCTTTGTTTGCCGCAATTGTTTTACCACCTTTTTGCAAGGCTCCCACAATTGGAGTTAAAAATGGGCTAAAAAATAAATCTTGTAATCTTGCACCACCAAGATTTTTTTCTAATTTGCTAATTGCATCAGCCAATCCCACAGTTACATCAGCAATGGATTTTGCTAACGCATCCATTTTGCTTGTTGCTTTATCCAAGGACTGACCCTTGGATAATAATTCAATGGCTGTAACCAACCCTTTGCCAATGGTTTCTTTTGCATCCGCAGCTGACGCATTGAGAATGTTTAATTGCCCTGCGTATGTTCCTGCTGCAACGGCGGCTTGACCACCAAACAATCTGGTTAATTCTTTATTTATAGCATTTAGGTCTTTTGAAGCTAGTACAGCTTTATCAATGCCGGGTATCAATTTGGTTAGTGCTGTTGTGTTGCCCGCGTATGCCTTTGAAATTGCTTTTGTGACACTCTCGACATCCGATGAAGTGCCTGCCGCGACATCCAATGCAACACTTAAACCCTCTTGGGCTTTAGTAACTGATCCAGTGGCGACCAATAATTGTTGAAACGCAGGCCTTAAAAAATCATCAAGCACACCAGTTTGCTTTTGCAATGATGCAATAAACTTTTCAACACCCACTTTGGCAAATGAGTTGCCTGTATTGTCTAAAGTCTTACCAAGTGCAGCAGCAGCTTTATCATCAGCTAAAAATGCTTTAACCGAGGATTTGCCAAATGCTGCTAATTTTGTCGCGCTGTATAAACCAATAAATGATTTGGCAAGTTTTTTTACAGATTTATCAAAACTACTTATGTCTTTCTTGCCCTTGGCTAATCCCTTGCCATCATATTTGGTAACTGCCGAAACGACTAAATTTGGCATTAGGCAGCCAAACCAAATGCCGATTGTGTGGCGCGTTCATTAAATCTGCGCGCGGCTTTTTCAATAGCGTGTACCACTGCATCTTGAGCTTTGCCTTGGCTCTCATTCCATGCGCGAAAGATTAACCTGCCGCGCATCATGTCTTTGCCATACATCGGGCCAAAATGGTTAATAAAGATTGCACCTGCATTTGGATTGCGCGAGCGTGAAACATCCCTGCCGCCGCCTTTTGGCCCGACCCATTCTCGCCCATTTGCCCCTGATGCTCGGCCAGCGGTTTCATAGATTGCACCTGCCGCTGATGTGTTAATGACAGAATAAAGCGCACTAAATCCATGACGGGTTTTTTTATTTGCGCCCGCTTTATACTTGATCCCGGCAATTACTTCAGCAGGATTGTATAGTGGAAATTTACGCACTTGGCCTTCAGTATTAAATTGAGGTTGCGCCCGCACTTTACCTTTATCAGCCCAGTTGTATAAAGTAGATGGGAAAGGACTCGGCGCGTATCCCCGCGCCTTATCCCGTATCGGCAACATCGCAGCTTTTATTTCAATTTTCATTTGTTTGTTGAGGTCAGGTTCAAACGCATTGAGTTTTTGGATTAGCTCCTTATACCCTTCTACGACTACGGGCATTGTTTCTACTCTCCTTTGCTCTATCGCTAAACACCTGCAACACCGCTTTAAGCATGTGGCCATCCATTTCAAGCACCTGCGATGGAGCAATTTTCATCTCCACCGCAAGGCTTGCCACGAGATAAGTCATGCTGTTGCGGTCTATTCTTTTGGGTTTTCGTCATCCAATACTTCGACCGATACCAGCGTGTTTAGAAACTCATCGCCAAATGGCGGGATTACTTCAACGCGCTGCAAACAGTTATGGGCCAGCCAATAAATATCGCTCTGCTTCTCCTCATCGCGAAATTGCTTATGGATGCCTTTCCCGGTGTACTTCTCAAAGGCTACTTCGACAACAGGCGAAATGTGCAAAACCACTTCCCCTGAGGCCCTAGTTATCTTTAACCTTGCCATGATTAGCTCCTAATTAAAACGCGACGGTTGGTGAAACTGTAACTGCTGTGTTCACTGTAAATGACAGGCTAGATGTAGCTTCATCGGCTACCCCGCCATTGCCCACTGGGGTTAAGTTATTAACCAAAATGGAAAATTGATATGTTGGATTTGTTGCTGCGGGTGATACTCCTTTAACGGTAATCATTGACACTGCCAATGTTGTACCAAAAGCGGCATTGAGTGTGGTCATTACTTGAGCAGCAGCCCAATCATTTAAGAAATCAATGCTGAGTGTTGCAGCTTGTAAACCAGCAGCAAACTTGTGGGCAGTATCGCCCATTGCGGTTACTTCAAGCTCATCAACAACTTGAGTTAAAGTCACTGCAGTTACATAACTTGAAATGTCAATGCTAGGTACAGTTGGCGCAGCTGCGGTGGCAAGTTTCACGCCAACATTGTTATTTAGATAAATTGCCATCGTTTATTCCTCATCATTCTTTGTAGGTGTTGCTTTGGTTGCTGTGTCTTTAACTTGGCCGGTCTTTATCAGAAAAGCCAAATCCTCTGCCTTGGTATCGCTCATGGTTATCTCCTTATGACCAACTAGTTAGTATTGATACGGATATATCAGCAGTGAGCAAATCCCCTGATGCTGCTGATAAAACTGATGGTGCGCTTACTGTGCCAACATTCATCACGATTGCAGATGCGTTTAATTTATTAAACACTGCAACAATTGTGTTCTCGATGCCATTCAAATTGCCATGATTATCCAGCATTGGCACAGTCATAAGGATACGAAAATTGGCAAGCGGTGGAATTACTTGCACATTGTTGCTTGGGGTTATGTACGGATCAGCAGGTACGACTATGACTGAATTTGCGGTGATAATTGATGGTGGAAATGAATAAGTACTCCACACACCCGCATTGGTAAGTGCTGTGGCGAGTGTGGAGCGCAAGGTCGTTAATGCTGTTGCCATTACCCAACCATTGAATTAGGGGTCATGTACGGGGCAATAAGGCCTCTGATGGATGCCATTAAAGTATTTGACATCTTGAACGGGCTTGGACTAAATCCGTCAACGCTCATGCCGCCTGATTGCGTACTCTGTCGCGATTGCCAGATTGATACAGCTAAAATCATTGCGGCTTGTCTAACTCCACCTGTTAGGGCGTAGCTGACAGTCTTATCATCTGGCCCTGACATTTTGCCGTAGGGTTGTACTTGATGCATTGCGATATCGGCATTGACTATTGCAAATTGCAAATACTGATAGCCGCGTGGGTAGTTGTATGGATAGCCCGCCCAATTTGCATTGTTTGGAATTGGACTCGGGCCAACACCAGTGATTGTGCGGGTGCCATTGAAAGCGGAGCCTGATGCGGTGATGGCGACGGATTGGCCAACAACAAACATTCCCGGCGATGCAATAACAATCGTGGCAATGTTTCCACTTATCCCAGTGGCAACAACAGGCGCGGTATTAAACCATAAAAATTGATTAAGTAAATCCTCGGCAGTTTGGCAAACGCTTTCAACATCTGCATCAGGATAAAGCGTACCAATCCCAAGGTTATCAATTAACTCTTGTTTGGTTACATAGGTTGCGGCCATCTTTATCCTCTCTTGTTGTTAAGGACTTGCAGGGTCAGGGCCTCTGAACCCCGCAAGCCGACTTAGGGGGTAACTATCAGGTCTTGTCGAACCGTTGCAATCCACCCGCAACCAAAGTCTTGGCTGCAAAGTAGGCATACAGTTCAACAGCAATTTCACCTGTCGCTGTGATGTTTGTGGTTAGTGAAAGCATTGGGCTCTCATAAACTGCAATTGCGCTTGGTGTAACAATGAAAGCGCAGTCATCAATAGTTGTTGCAACCATGTTGGCATCAATCCATAGATCAAGGCCAAGCATCGAACCCTTTAAACCGCGTGGTGATGAAACACCAGCTGAGTTCATAGGATTGCCAGCCGAGAATAAATTGCGCCCGGTTGTATCCACTGCTCCGAGAAGCAATGACCAAACGGATGTGCCAGCAATAAACGCTGTTGCAGTTTCACCAGCTGCGGCATAAACAGCAGGAGCAGCTTGAGCAACGAAGGCTTGTACGCCCGCAATTGTTGCTGCTTGATTTGTTGCTTGTGTACCACCTGAAACAATTTCGGCAATTACATAAGCATCTGAGGCTTTAGCGTATGCGCGCATGCAGTTTTCATACATCGCTGAATAGAAAGATGGGTCAGAACGATCTAAAAGTTCTTGGCTCATAATCTGTGTGCCAGCAAGTTTAATGACTGTTGCATTTACATAACTTGAAACAATTTGAGTTGATGCTGTTGATGCACCCTCTGCAATTACCCCAAATCCTGCGTTAGTCGTAATTTTTGGGTGCGCCACTGTCATCCCGGAGGCTGCAAGTGGACGAGCGCCGCCAAGGGCATCAATAGTTGGACGAGTCATGACAGATGTGTCAATGACCGATGAGATGTATTGCACTGGTGAAAATGCAGGGTTGGTTGTAAATGAATCATTAGCTGCATAAAGTTTTTGTGCTTTTACATCTGCTGCGCGGACAAATGTTGCGCTTTCATGGTTGCCCATTTTTGCTTTGATTGTGTGTTCAAGGTATGAGCCTTGAGAATTGATTGGTGAGCGTACTTCGGTGAAGTATGGCGCACTGATTGTCGAGCGTGAGGCTTCTACTACGGGAGCAGTTTCCACCTCGGGGGTTACGGCAGCGGGAGTTTCATTCTCCACGATAGCCTCACTTTCTGTTTCTGTTGTTGTTGGGTTTGGTACATCTGCTGTTTCGCCTTGGCTTGCAGCAACTCTAGTTACTTGGGCATTTTCAAATGCTGGCGTTTCTACCAATGACACTTCAAACATTCTGGCAGCAGTCACTAATAAATAGCCATCTTTAGGCTCTGACTTTTGAACATCAACGCCCACTGATAATCCTGAAATTAAATCCTCGCTGGCCATAACCAAAGCATCTTGTCCGGCGGTTGATGCACTTATTTTAAATGAACCATAAATTGCTTGATCCGTTGTTTTAAAGGATTGAGCGCGGCCAAGTATTGCGTTTGGCTGGTGCTGCAATAGCAGTTTCACCTTAGCTGTATCGTGTATCGCAATTGACCCGCGCTCAAACATTACAGGCCCAACCGATGTGTTTCCAATTTCGTTAAACGGTACGACAACGCCCGCAATTATTCTGCGCTCGGTATCAGCTGCCTCAATTGCGCTGCTAAAAGTCAATTTCACGATGCATCTCCATTCGGTGATAAATCTTCCATTTCTTTTGCTTGGTCTAGCGTAATCAATTGCAACGATAAAAGTTTTTCTATTGTTGCAAGTCTTGTTGTTGCATCAACGCGCAAAAATGTTTCATCAACTGCAAAGCGCACCATGTTGCCATTTGCGGTAATGTCATTCATGCTAAGCCTGTCCTCTACTGCACAGACATAAGGCGCAAGTGTGTACGCAAAAAATTCTTTTCGTGCATCTAAAATGTTTTGATATGTCATACTTGCATTTGCATCCGCACTTAACATATATGCAGGCACATTCATTAAACGCGCAATTTCTGTACTCTGTGATTGTATGGCCTCTGTATACATCATTTCTTTAGGTGAAAATTGTGTTGTTACATATTCCAAAGTGCTAGTTAAATAAGCAGTGCTTCGCGATGCGCGCGCTGCTTTCCATGATGCCAATAATCCTTGCACAACACTTTCAGGTAAATCTGCACCGCTGTTTTTAATGTGGCCAGATGGTATTGGTGTTGCTGCTGCAATTGCAGCTGCTCGTTGAACATCAAGGGCTGCCCTAATTGTGCGCGCACCGGAAACGAGGACAGCCGGATTGAGTGATTGAAATGTGATTAAGCTCGACACACCATTCATCGGTCTTTCTACGCCATCAACTGCATAACCAATTACCTCAGTGCTGCGTTTGTTATATTTAACAGTTACTCTTTCATTTGCTACCCATGCAAATCGCGCAGGCCTGCCATCATCGGAATATACGGATGTCACTTCCCAATATGCAACAGAATTGAAAAGTAAACTCTGTACTGTGTATGCAATTGTAACTGAACGCGGTTGGCGTTCATCTGGTTGTTCTAACCAAACTGGTGATCCTAATTCCTCACCTGTTGATTTTTTATACAGCTCTAATGGTATCCCTGCAATAATTCCGCAAATTAAGTTTCTGCATTTGACGACCGAGGGAACACTTAAAGCACTTGGTAAATCAATTGATGTGTCTTGGTAACTAAAACTATCGCCATGATTCCAGAAATTGCCAGCCATAACTGGTGGCGAGTATTGCGCCGCAATTTTTGGGTCTGAAGTATCTCCATCAACCAAACGCAATCGCGACAATATACCCATAGCGGGATAATAGCCCTATAGCACCCAATAGCGACATAGTGCGCAAAACGGACAATGGGCGTGTCTATACCGCCATGATTTGCGGGATTGATACGGGTTGGCTCATTTTATGCACAATCATGGCGAGTGAAATTGCAGCTGCAATGCACCCGGCCGATTGGCGGCGAATAATACGAAAACTGCCCTCGTTGGTTTTGGCTGCGCAATTATTCATGGACTCGACAAACTCGGGTTGGCCTGAATGGGTAATGCGTTTGGCAACTATGGCATCGAGTAGATCACCGCAAGCCTGATAAAACTGCTGCCCTGATACATCCTCCATTTTGCAACCCGATACCGCCAAGCGTTGCGCAATTGACTGGGTAGCGTAGTGATCAAACATAATGCCAGCAGGATTGTACTTATCAGCCCAACCTTTGATGTCAGCGGCGATGCGTAGGTCATCAACTGCAACCTCACTGCGCCATTGCTGCAATATCCCAACACCAATGCGGCCATCAGGTAATAACTGACCTGCGACCAATGAAGCTGTGCGGGTATTTTGTGCTTTATCAAATGCAAAGAATGTAAGCGGCCCCGGGCCCATTTGCAAGGTCTTATCGCCACAATCCTCAAATGCCATGTTAGGCCAAGGGCTAGTTAGCGATGAAACCCAAGTGCAAAGCATCTCGGTTTTAATGGTTTCCACGCTATCGGTTGAAACCGCCTCAGCTAATACATCCTCGGTTATGGTTATCCCTAGCGCAGGATTTGCCATTGCCCATGCCTTGCGGTCATCCACTTTAGAATGTTGGGGTGCGCTGTATTCATACCATCCAAGGGATTTTGCAGGATAGGATAAAGCCCGTTCACGCAAATCATTAAGCACTAGCGAATAGGCATCACCTGCATTGCTAGTAAACAGGGATTGGGAATTTGGACGAGCGCGGGTCACTGGTTTTGCAGCTTTCATGGCCTCCTCGCTGATTTCGCGAAGTTCATCAATGAATAACAGGTCAGCGGTTAAACCTCGTGCGCCGTCGCGTGTAGCTGCAACCACTTTATAGGTAGCCCCATTTTTTAATTCGATGGATTCTTGGCCATTGGCAAAGCGACCAACCATGCCTCGGTTCAGTTTTACCTGTACCCGTAAATGCTCATTTGCCTCAATGATTGAAATGACTTGCCGAAAGGTAGTCAATGCCATTGATCGGTTTGATGACATGGCCACAACCGACTTTTCGCCCAATTCAAACAAGCCAAAGAGGATGCGAAAGGCTGCAAGCCACGATTTACCATTTTGCCGGGCAACAAGTATGGCAACGGTTTTGCGGATGAAATTCCCATCAGCATCTACTGTGAGAAAGTCATCAGCTACAAATTTTTGCCAAGGCATTAAGTTGTAATTACAAGATTTGCAAAACTCAGCGAAGGCATCGCCGTATGAATTGCCCTTCAATGCTGGACTCATAATGCGCGGCTTTATTGCGCCCATCAATTGCGGTTTTCGTTTAGCCCCCGTTTGGATTGGTATTGGCTCGGTCATGTTAGGTATTCGCTTGGACTAGGTTGCCCCGCAAATGGGCCTGTTAGGACTCTGGTGACGGTTCTCGGGGAGGTACGCGAAGT